TGTCCTTGTAATCGCACCACATGCAGTCGGGCGCCTTCGGCGTTTCCGCCACGCGCTCCGGTAGCTCGCCGACATTCTCGACCATCGACCGCATACGCTCGGCCAAATACTCAGCCTCGTCGCGCACAAACTCGGTGCGGCAACTGTCCCAATCGCGGCACCCTGCGGACGCAACCGTCGTCCAGTGCCGCTTGTAGCCGCCGTGCAGCATGTAAAGCTGCGCTTGGACCCAATAGACGTAATCCCATTGCCGCAGTGTCGCCTTCTCGCCATCCTTCGCTTTGAGCTTGCGGAAGGCATCAAACTTGCGCTGGTTGACCACCTTGCATTCCCAAACGTGCGGCGTCTTTGGTGCCGCCGGATGGCCGTAAACGACGCCGTCCATGTGGCCCGCCACATGCCCGCCGGCATCAACGACCTCAAACTGTCGCCCGGTTTCTGGGTCGCGCGTCAGCAACGACGAACCTGGCGCCGCTTGCAGCCGCGCTGCAATCACGTCTTCGCCGCGGTTGCCGTCATCGATCGCGCACAATCCGCGCGCTGGTATGCTGCGCGGTGCGGCCCATAGCCAGCCGTACCACTGACGACGCGAACAGTATCCGCCGCCGCTCATGCCGAGATGCAGTCTCGGCGGCTTCGCTGTCTCACGCCGCTCCATCTCCGCGTCAGCGGCTGCAAGCAAGCCGTCGCGTTCCGTCAATTCAATCTTCGCCATTACTCTCTCCCAAGAAAAAAGGGCGGGCGCCGAAGCGCCCGCCAGTTGAACCGCTTCAGCTAGCCCACGGCGCGGACGCCGGGGCTGGGGCTGTAACGGGTGCTGCGGGGGAGACAGCCGCAGCGGGCGACGAGGGAACAGACGTCGCCAAATAACCGAGAACTTCGTTGTAATTTGGGTTGCGTTCTTGAATGCCGACCCTGACACGCACCCGGCGCGCCAGCAGCTGATCAGTGTCATCGATCTTGGTCATGCCTAGCGCAGTACCGATCGCGCTCAACCGTTCCTTGGCAATCTCAACCGCCTTCGGGTTGGTGTGCCACAGGTTCAGATTGTCCCAGACCTTGCCCTTGTCAGTCTGGATTTCCAGCGACAGCATGTTCGTGCCGCTGCGCGTCTCCTTGATGTCGCAGCCGACGATCTCGCCGTCGTACTCACCCGCCGGCAGCGGACCAAAAGAAGACGGCTCGACCGCCTCAACCTCAAAATTAAGTTCAACCATTCTTCTCATCCTTCTGTGTGATTGCGTTCATCAACGCCGCCCATTCGAGCGGCAGTTCTTCGGGGATTTGGTATCGGGTCTTGGCGACGAAGTTGGGCCGCGAGGCGCAGCGCAGGACACGCTCGCCACTGCCCACGGCCTTGACCTTCTTCTGCCCGAACGACGTGGTCGTCTCGCGCGTCGTCATCTTGTGGTTGGCGAAGCCGACGACGTCGCAGAACTCCGTGTAGAGATCAGACGCGCGCTTATGCAGCTTGATCTCAAAGCGATCGAAGGCTTCGGTCGTCGGATCTTCAAACCGCTTGACTTGGCTATGCGCCAGCAGGACGCACGCCATACCCTTCTCGCGCCGCAACTGCGTCAGCTTGCCAAGCAGTGCGCGGTGCTGGGACAAGGCGGCGACGTAGCCCTTGCCATACCCCATGTCCTCAATCGAATTGAGCTTGTTCTCTTCACAGACCGTCGCCCAGGTCAGCGCCTCAAACCAATCGAGGCTGTCGATCGCGACGACCTTGTAGTCGTGCTTTTCCTTGATCAGTTGATCCAGCGCCGCCATCACCGCGCCTGTGCTTTCGCACAGATCGAAGCGGTCAACGCCGACAACGTCAGCGCCTTCCTCAGTCGGCACAAAGATCGCGTGCTTGCCGCTACCGGCCGCAAACGTGGTTTTGCCTACGCCCGGCGGGCCGTAGATCAGAATGCGGGGCGGCGCCATTGCCGTTCCGCTCGTTATGTTAAGAGTCATCAGATTTTCCTTTCTCTCTCTTCAACAATTCCAAAACGACGGCCTCGCGCAGCACCCACAGGCGCGGCGAACGATCAGCGCGCACGACCACGATGTCGGCGTCGTCCTGATCAAAGGCGTCCATAATTATTTTGAAGCCGTTCTTGCGGCGCTTGCATTCGATGCGAAGTCCCTCGACCACAACGTCGCCAGCAAACTCTTCGCCAAGCTGCTGTTTGAATGCGCCTGAACCGAAGATGCGTTTTGCTTCCAGCCCTGCCGCTTCGGCCGCAACCACGACCTCGCGCTCTAACTCGTAACCGCGCGCCTTGTTCCGGGCGCTCATTGCTGCGCGCTCATATAGGCAAACTGGTGATCGTCAGCCGTGACCTGGCCGCCGGTCTGGCGCATGATGTTGGCGGTGATCCGTGCGCCTGGGCGCATCCGCCCGATCGCGTAGTAGTAGACGGCGGGCCGGCTGCACTCGAACAACTCGGCGGCGGCGGTGTACGTTAGATCGTTTTCGAGAAGGTAATCCCGTAAAAGCATTTTTCTGCACTAAACTTTGCGTTTGGTAAATTATTAATCTTCACTATCATGCAGTAAGAAAGTCTGACAATATGTTTCTGCAAAAAAAATAACGGAGCGAGACAATGTCGAAAAACCGCATAGCGGAGTTGGCTGCCCGGGCAGGAATAAAAATCCCCGAGTTAGCGCAAAAAATCGGAATGAAACCGCCGACGCTGCGCGTATACACGCGCGGCGAACGCGAGCCGCGCCCCGCCCTGGCGGAGAAAATCGCCGCAGCACTCGGCTGCACGGCGAACGAGGTGATGGGGTTTGACATGAACGGCGGGCCACCGCCGCGCGAGGCCGGCGAAAATCAGATACCCTTATATGGCAACGCTGCGGCTGGTATCGGCGCCGACGTCACCGACGTCAGCAGCCCGGTCGAGTACGTTGACCGGCACCCGGCGATGATAAGCAGCGCGGCGGGCTACGCCGTGTTCGTGATCGGCACGTCGATGGAGCCGCGCTTCCGCGAGGGTGAGATCGTTTACTGCCGCCCCGGCAAGCCACCGCGCAAGGGCGACGACGTCGTCGTCCAGCTTGAGGACGACACAGGCCGCACGGCCATCGTGAAAGAGTACGTGTCTGCTGATGACACTGTAATTACCTTACGCCAATACAACCCCGAAAAAACGATCACGATTCCCCGTGATCAGCTTGTTTCTGTCCACACGGTCTGTGGAACGACAATAGTGTAATTTTTTGTAGACAAAAGGTTACGGCGTAGATTACGCTTCCCTCTCGTTTTTTTTGGAGAGGGAAAATGCTTCGATTTTTTACTGAACTTGTCGTCCTGTCAGCCCTGCTGGCAACCGTCTATCTCACATTAATTATGACCTGCGCGTCGATCGATCGGTGCTTCGTATGAGCGCCGTTCTGTTGAGCAAAAAGGATGCCTGTCTGCGCTTGTTTGGTGCGGCGAGCAGCTATCGCTATCGCCAGCTTGAAGACCTGGCCGCTGCCGGCGAGATCAAAATGGTTGGCGACCGCTGGGTGCCGACGTCGGAGATTCGCCGCCTTGCAGGTGATCACGATGAGTGAGTGCGAAAAGTGTGGCGGCAACCAATACCACCGCACCAGCAACGGCATGATCGTGCAGTGCGAGTGCATTTCTGATGCCGCCTATGACGCGGTCAATCGTCCCGCCCACTACGCGCAGGGCGACATTGAGTGCATCGATGCGATCAAGTCAGCGGTCGCTGACCTGCGCGGCGTCGAGGCGTACATGACCGGCACGATCATTAAATATGTTTGGCGCTGGCGCGCGAAAAACGGCGCTGAAGATCTGCGAAAGGCGAGATGGTTTATTGATAATTTGATTGAGGAGACGCGCGATGGCAAATGATTTGAATGACGCTTGGCGGTTCCGCCACTCCAAAATGATTGCCGCCCCGGCAGAGAAGTCGGAGCGGCTGAAGGTCAAACAAATTGATTTTGGTGGGCAGTTTGAGGACGACCCCCGCGCGGTGCGCGAGGGCGGCAAGCTGAGTCTAGTGACCCAGCGGAAGCTGCTCGCTCACGCTATCGCTGCGAGCAGCCGGCGCGGATAGCGTTAGCGGCTTGGTGATCTCCACCGGGCTGACCGAATTAAACAAATCCGCGGCGCGATCGGCGAAAGCCATCGCGTCGTTTTTTGTTTGAAACTCAAAGGCGAGAACGCCGTCTTCGTCGTCTTCTATCGTGACGTCCCAGACGCCGCCTTCATCGTGTACGCGTATTGCGATCATAAAAAAAACTCCCTTTCCTGCTGATGATAAAACCAGAAGAAAAGGGAGAAAAAAATTGTCAATTTGCCAAGCAATTTGCCAAGCATTTTGACAAACACTTTTGTTTTAGCTGCTAGATATTTCAATTATGTCTCATCAGGCGGAGTCCATGTGGTGTCGAAAATAGACCACCCGAGTTGGTTTTTTCGCTCATTGTCAAGACTCTCAATCTGATCGACGCGCTGCCGCAACCCTTGAGAGAAGCTATTCATTTTGTGGCTGTTGTCGACGATGACCTTAAAATAGCGGGTCGTGTATGCCTCGATCATCACGATTGATTCCCGCGTCGGCCTGATCAATTTTTGTCGGCTGTCGTCGTTTTCGGCATCGCGGGAAATGTAGCCGGCGCAGTCGGCGGCTGAGAGTGTGCGCGCGAATGCGGAGTCTGCGACTGACCGGCAATGCTCCCGCAGTTCGACGCGTGTCAGCCAATAGCCGCGCATCCACGCTTCCATCAGGCTGTAGAAAATCGTGCTATGCGCGCGGCCTTGAAACCAAAACTTGCAGCACGGGTCGGCGCCTGGGCGCTGCGCTTCTTCAAGCCACCAAAGGCGCGCCTCAAAATACGCCGCCATGAACTCGCGGTACTCGGCAAAATCTGAGTGCTGCATCAATGGCACATGGCCTTTGGCCCACGGCACTCTTTCTTGCGTCTGCGGTATTTTTTTTGCCATTATCTCTCTCCCTTAACTAAACGCTTTGGACATCATCTCGGCCAGCGCCTTGTCGCGCCGAGGATCAGATAACCAGTGCGCATAAATCTTGCGCGTGAAATCGATGGACGTGTGGCCCAAAAACTGCGTGATCTGCGCGTCAGTTGCTGGCGTCTCAAAAAGTAAAACAGACGCGTAATAGTGACGCAAGTCATGCCACCGGATGCGCGGTATCCCAGCGCGGTCACACGCTGGGTGAAGGCCGCGCTTACGCCAGTTGCCGCCGTCAGCCAAGTTTCCCTCAGTCGTCGGAAACACCAGACCCTTCCCGCGCTGCTTCAGCGGCTGCGCAATCTTCCACTCGCGCAGATCCGCAACCAGGTGATCTGGTAGCGCGATCGATCGAATCCCAGCCCGCGTTTTCACGGAACTTCTTTGTCCGTGCCTTGCAGATTGCCTGATGTGATAGGCGCTCCCGTCTAGGTCAAGATTATCCCAGCCGGTAGCAATTTCCTCACCGACCCTCGCGCCGGTATATGCCGCAAATTTAATTCGCAGCGCGTACTCGCCCGCGTTGGCGATGATCGCTTCGATGTCTTCGCGGCTGATCCGTGGGGCGCCCTCCATTTTGATCTCCTTCTTCGGCAGATCCACCTCGCGACACGGATTGGTCCGCGCCACGTTGTTCTTCACCGCGTACTTGAGAAGTTGCCGCAGCGTGTTGAACCGATTGAGGCCGGTCGAGTGCGCTTGCCGAAAAATGGCCGGGATTATTTCGGCTTCGATGTAGGCCGTGGTGACGTCCATGATCTTGCGCTGCCGCAAACCAGCGACGTTCTCAAACATAAATTGCAGATTGCGTTGATGCGTCTCCGTTTTTTCTGCATGAGCGTCCTGCTTGTGCCGCACATACTGAATAAAGCCGCGGGCAAAGTCGCAGGTGCGCGGATTTTTGGTGCGCGGAATGTATTCGCCGTTGACGGCGTCGGCGAAGGCTTGGTCGCGGACGTCCAGCGCCTCTTCGCGCGTTGCAAAAACTTCGCGACCGCCGCCAATGCTGCGGGTGTCTACTGCCCAGCCGTCGGCAACCTTTGTGATCTTGTCTGATTTCCTCATGCTCTCTCTCCTATCGGCAGCGATGCTGACGGCACCGTTCGCGGTAATGGTCAACTGCCTGATCGAATGTTTTAAAGTAGTCCCCACGCAACTCGTAGCCGTCGTTGCGCAGATACAAAGTCGCGAACGGCGCGTAGCTGTGGCCCGTTTTGCAGAGTGCAATCTTGGCGGTGTCGCGGCGGACGGGGCGGGCGTCGATGATTTCGTAGGTCATTCGCCAGCCTCTTCACGAAGATGCAGAAGGTAGCCAATGGGGCATTCGTATTCGCCCCACGCGAGCGAGTACATTTCGTCGATGCGCTTAACGAGTTGCTCCGCTTCTACGTCGGTGAACGCTCTCTCGCCGGTCGCGTAATCAATGACCTCTTTCGGGTCGTCATCGAAATGATAGTCTTTGTCCTGCTCTATTAACCCAGCGATGAAACCTTTGGCTTGCTCAATCGTTTCTATTTTGTGTTCGAAATTCATCTTCTCTCTCCTTGATCTGCGGATGCCCCATCAGTGGGTCACCCTTCGTCATTATATATAGTCACTAATTATGACGTTACAAGGCCAAAAAGTAACTAAATGACCTTCTGATTATTTTCGGGGAAAAATTTTTGGCAGCAAAACGCAAAAAACCCCCCGATCCTGAGATCGAAGGGTTCTAAAAACACCGCTAAGTGTTTGATATTAAATGGTGCCGGCTAGAGGATTCGAACCCCTGACCCCCTGATTACAAATTCGTGGGAGGTCGCGCAAAGCCTCGTTTAATATCAAAGGTTTAGCGGTTAAACCATTCGATCAAAAGACGAAGATTTTTCTACAGGGGATTTTTAAAACTGACAAGGGAATAATTTGCAGGAATATTTTGGCAGCGCCGGTCCCTACTCAGTGGGTCACCTGAACCGTCACGTTTCATCGATCGGCGGCACGACATGCACGTCGCGCGTGTCGAGATCAATGTACGCCACACGAACACCGAGCGATTTTTGCAAGGCCGTCAGCGGCCTGTGAACCCGAGTGGGTATTTTCCGACCAGGGTTGACGCGGCGAGCTTCTTGTTTGGCGTCGAGCAGCAGAATCTGGCCGTCGTCGTTGTAGGCGACACAATCCACCGGACCCTGCGCACTGAGCGGACGGCACACATAATATCCTTGGCGCAGCAGCCACTCGGTCAGGATCGTCTCGCAAATCTGTCCCTGCTGCTGCCGGTAATCAGGCAGCGTAGACTCCTGTCCTTATACGATCAGCAATACGGTCTGCGCGCTTGCCAACCTGCTCTGCCCACCTGGACGACAGTGCCTCGTCGGCGGCGCCTGCGTAATCCTCTTCACTCAGCGCCGCAAGCATCCGCCGAAACATCGCCAGGTTGCCGGCGCCCATGTTGAAGGCCATCTCGATCAGCGCCTCTCGGCGTGTCTGGTTCAGCAGCGACCATGTGTCTTCGCCGACCACGCGTTGCGCGGCTACCTCGAAACGCTCCAGATCATTTGCCAGTAGCATTTCGGCCTCCGCTTCGGTGATGCCCGTGCCGGGTTCGTCGGGGTCCACGCACCTGCCAAAGCCGATCGTTAGCCGGCCCGTGGGGCAGCGGTACGCGGTCGCGCTGAAGCCTTCGCCGAGCTTGATGCTGTTGATCAGGTTGGCGCTGATCACTTCCCTACTCCCTTGGTGCGCTCCCAGCTTCTGAGCGAACCCAGCCCAAGCATCCCCAAAAGTATCGGCATCATCTGAGACATA